CTTTCTTCAACCTTCTTTTTCCTTTTCCTGAAATTGTCAACCGCTTTAAACGCTGCAACCGAATCGACGAATTCGTCAACCACGCCTTCGAAACCTTCGACGTCCGGATCATTTATTGCGACGACCTTTTCCCTCAAACCCTTCATGACAACGTTATTGGTGACCATAGCAACTGAAACTACTTCCAGAGCTAACGGTTGCCAACCCGCCTCAATCTTCAAGTCTTGTATACGAACATGAACCTGCCACGGCTTCCTCTTTGCGTCCACAGTGGACACAAAGTAATTTGGAACCAATTTGAACTGGAACCTCTTACTCTTGGCTGCGGCTCTGTACGTACCAATCACGCACTCCTTTGAGTTCACCAGACGCTTGTCTATCACACTTATCGTCACTCCACCTTTAACGAAGTCTGGCACCAGCCACTCTCCGGTAAAAACAGCTCCTAGGATACCCACATATCTATACTTATCTAATGGCACATTGATTAACAAATCTATATCACACAAAGTCTCCGACTCCTTGACAGATATAATATCTTTAGTACTAATAGACACGGTCTTTAACCTCGTTAGAGCCTTCGGCAAGATCTCTTCCTTCTTCGAAAGATTGAGGAAATCACTCACCTTAGGTTCGTACGAGACTATCGACATTATCAAACAAAGAACAAATCTCTAAACAATCTCTTATCTGACAAATACTTAATTATACTACAAAAAGCAAACGAACCGCCTACCGCGGTCTTATGAACCTCGGCAACGGCCTCATCTAACTGTGAAAAATACGCACAATTATTTAAGTTACTAGCTACATCACACAAAGACTCGCGTAACTCTTCTAAGTGAACAACATCTCTAATATGTTTACAACCTAACTTAGATATTAGTTTAAGCGGATCGTAATACACAATGGCTCCTCTATCATGGTGAATAACATAACGACCACAGAAGTAACCATACTTCTTCCTGAAGAGTTTGGCCTCGAAGTTCCACATGAGGTTCGCGCCCGCCTGAATGTCAGGCAAGTCTAAACCTTTAGGAATGTAAATCAGGCTATCGTCTCCACAAAAAGCTGCCTTTATCACTTTGTCCATGGGGATCATTGAGCTCAAACAGGCTGCAATGATGATGGTATTACCAATAAAGGTTGTCACATCACCACTTTTCCTTTGATACCAAAGACATGTTTTGATTCCGGCCGTATAATCTTTCAAGGTCGTTTTCCTGTGTCCTTGTTTCCATACCTCAGCTAGCCACTCATCAATTCCTAACTTTTCCCAGATCTTGTACTCTACAGCACAATGGAACTCGTTCTGTGACTTATCGTACTTCGAAATGTCGAGTTCCAGAATTTCCATCGCCTGGGTTGAGTCTAGGTCAGAAAAGAAGTCCTCTATTTGTGCAGGTGTCTTTCTGGTGTAGAACAGAAACTTCGAAGAGTCAATCCTTTCGAGTAACATCCTCGTAAGTTCTGAAAACATTGGACCGAAAATCGCATTGATCTTTTTCGAATGGTAGACTATCGTCTGCAATGCAGGATATTCGTCTTGAATACTCAAGTCTAACTTTTGCTTTGGTTGACTCTTGATCATATGCTTGTACTCATCTACTGCCGGCAAATCCACAAAGTTAAAGTCCGCTAACTGACCAACTGTAGATGACTCTTGTTTCGAAAGCCATCTAGAAAAACTTTCCCTTGTCATGGTCATTTCGTTCGTTCCACTAAATTCCTTGTCAACATACGAATCCCAAAACTTTTCAACCACCAGAGATGCAGTATCCTCAATATCAATTGTCCCTGTCAAATCCGGCGCATTCATGTTTCTTTTGATCATTGCAACCAAATTTTCCAGCAAACCTGCAGTTCTCGGCATTTCTGCCGCAGTTCTTATTTTAGGCTTGAGGAAAATAGGTTGTTCTTTAGGAAGTTGCACGGATTTGGAGAAGTCGATTCTGCAATCTTTGACGTTTAAGGAAATATCCCTCAAATTCATCGTAACAGCATCAAATTCATTGAGAATAGTACTGTTTCCGGGAAGAAGAGCGTCATAGTAAAATTGCATATCTCGCCAATCTCCTGACTTGGGCGTCTGAACAAACAAGTTCTGTCCCCTGAATACTGCATCGATCTGTAATTGCTATTGGACCCCCGCTTCAACTCTATACATGTCAAGAAGGAAATTGGACAACTTCTCCATTTCTGAAATCACATTCACCATCGGGTCTAACACAACGGTGTAATATTTACAACGCGTAGTGTGTCTTGTCAGCGCCACCAAAACATGAGGTGATGCACTAGATATGATCTCTAACGGAGTTGATGTCAAGCGCACAATAGCAGTCTTCTCGTACGTCTCCCCTTGCACCTCGTGCACAGTGTTCACATCCTTGTAACCCTTCTCCAGTAACTCGAACTTGTCAGCTTGTGTGAAGGTCAAAATTTTACCCTCCAACGGTAAGGTTATTGGGTTCAATGCACCCTTTCCTCTCACCACTTCTGCCTTCACGGATCTCTCTACCGCGCTGGTACACATCACCGCCCCGTCATACTTCTTGTTAAGGAAATACGTAACATCAGCCGGGCACCTGAGCGTAACTCTTCTAACCTCCTTCTCATCAGCGACGAGTTTTGCAAAATGCGCTGGATACGGAAAGTTCGCGACTCTGCAAATGAACGGAATTTGCTTTGTGTCCCCATACACATATGCGACGTCACATTGAGATAGCAGCAGTAGGAAATTTACACAACCTGTATGCAGCATTAGTCCTTCATCGATAAATAACCTCTTAAACACCCTTCTAGAAGGATGCATCAAGAAGGAATCCACCGTTCTAACATTGTCCTTATCCGCTCTTATCACTCCAGCTTGGTTGGCCCTCCGGATGATCATCTTAGAAGCTTCCTTCCCAGGGACTAAAATCAAGTCCTCAGAGAAGTTTACCTTTTCGATAATCTCCTTCGTTTTTCCACAACCGGGAACACCATCGACCAAAATTACTTTGGCGTTAGGCTCCGGTGGCTCACCATTTGGACTGCAAGACGTGAGCGTCTTAAGTTTTCCCATATCCGAATATATCAAGGAATCGCTTGACACCGCCACCCTGAACCATGTCTCATCACAAACCGGCTTCCCGTCATCCCAGTTGAGTAACACAATAACCAACTTGTGGTTGGCGTCTTCTGCCACACCCCACGCGTGACTTTTCGCATTAGGTTTAAGTAACCAACGTCCTCTCCTAACATCCCACACTCCAGATTTCTCCTGTGACTCTGGGTCAACGCCGTGAACATCTCTAAGCACCTTGCAGAGGTTTGAGACTGTAGCTGCCAGCGACGCACTTAAGTAGTCTATGTAGTTCTTCATTTGTTGAACTTTGATAGACCCTGTGTACACCGCAGACATCATAGTTCCCCTTTTAACTGCATCTACACTCTTGAGATGGAAATCAGCAATGTCCACATCCAATTTGTCGAAACCACCACCCTTAGGACACATTCCATACGCCGGTACGGAACCTTCAACTAGATTTTTCACACACGGGAACGGAGCATCATTTTGTAAGCTCAACACTTCCTTATGCTCTGCACATGACCCCTCTCCTGGTTTTAGCGACTCCGAGATTTCCTCTTCTGTAGGTTTCTTGAAAGGCAACGTCAATTCAGACTTCATGATTGCTACGACCACCTTTGCTGCCATATCCGGGTCCACATTCTTCTGCTGACATAAAGTCTTAAACGCCTCTAAGTCAAAAGAGTCGAGATTCTCAAGCACTGATAGCTCGGATAACGCGTTGTAGTACTTCTCTGACTCTTCTAGAGGTTTGGAAAGATCACACGATTGGAACTCCTCCGCCTTCTTGTACTGTAGTACCAATCTGTCGGCAAAGGTACAGTATAGCTCGGGAACCTTTATCTCTAAGGCTTGTTCTGCTACTTTCACGAAACCACCACGTACAAGCGTCTCCTTGACCGAGGGAATAACCCCCATCAGGGCATCGCAGAGACTTGTCCAAATCAGCTCATTGGTGGTTCTGTCAAACTTCTGGAACTTTTTCAGGATTATTTCATCCTGCACATGACCCAACTTTGTTATAAGGAAAAATGTCATTGCTAATGGACCTAGAATTGCCTTGTCTGTGTCCCATTCAGACCTGGCAGTGACACCGTTAATTATGACTCTAGACCTAATAGACTCCACAAAGGACAGAACATTTGCGTAAGTTAAAGCCTTAGCTTGATACGTTTTTATGTGATTTAGGACCGTATAAACGAAATCCTTGTTCACCATAACCTCTCTCCTAGACATCTTACCAGTTGTGATAGAAGCGTCAAAGAGAGGGACGATAACCATGTCTTCCACTTTCGGGAACCAAAAGTTTAACGCAGCGTTATCCTTGAAGATGGTCCTCTCGGCATTAAGCATTGCTAACGTCTTTTTGTAGTGCCACGCATCGTCCATAGCCTTGTAAAACTCTTCGCAATCCACATTATTATGGTACACACCACGGAAAAGAGTAAAAGTATCCACTCTCGTAAACTTACAGTACCAAGTGTTGACTCTAGTAACTAAAAACTCCTTATGATACACAAACCGTTGACTAGCAGGAAAGAACGTTTTACACACATACTTAATTATATTACTAAAACTGTGGGTATAATTGAGAGTGCTCTCATTATGAAAGAAAAAACTTAAGTTATCACCGGACTTCTGGAAAGTAGCTCCAATTTCATCGAGTGTGACTGTATCACAATCTAGAAGCATATTCTCATGGAAATGAAAGGCCGCGAAACAAGTTTTTACATTCTTCCTGAGTAGCGCAGAACCGAACTCCTCAACAGGGATATCATAAATGCTATGGAG